CAGCATCCATTGTAAGCGAAGTAGGCGTGCCGCTCACCTTGATTGACGCAAGTGCCTGTATTGGGCCTTGCTGAAATGCACGACCCTCTTTTACGTAAAACCGCCCTATGTGTGAGCTTGTCAGAACAACAATCTGGCCGAGTCCCCCCCGGCGGTCTGGCCTATATGCAATGCTATAAATCGTACCAGGTATACCCAGTTGAATCTGGCTATCAGCCGTAGCTTGAACCGTAAACGAAACTGGCGACTCATCAATCGAAGGATTTGGCCTTGGGTAAAACCGCACAGTCCCTTCACCATCCAGATCGGAATAGTACCAGGATGGCACGCCCCCGGTGCTGGTTTCTTTATTGCGAAAGTTTCCATACCGACGCTGTAGGTCATCGCTGGTGGTCGGTGTGATTGCGTTGCCATCCTCGTTTTCTATTCTGAGGATTTCAAGCAAATCATTTGGCATTGTATAGGCATCATTGTTTTCGCGCTTGGTCAATGGTGCATTCTCGCGCAAGCACTGTGTATGCCTTACGTACTCAAGCTGCCCCTCATTGATATACCGATCCAACTCTGAGTCAGACCAGTAATTGCCCTCGCTATCCTGTAGCGTGGCCCTTACATTTGCGCGAATCTCTTCAAATGTTGCCATAGATAATGCTCGTATAAAAAGGATGGCGGGGCCAGGGCCAGGTGGTGAGGGCGTTGCCCCAGCCCCGCCTAATCCGATTACGTATTGTCGATAACGCGCTGGATGCCCAGATACAGATCGAACTCGCCAGTAGCGGGTTCAGCCGTAGCTGTCACCAGATCAATCGTGTCATCGCTGGATACGTACAGGGCAGAACCCACGGTATCCTCAGTATCGTTCGGGGACAGATCAATGACGATGCCCTTAGCGATAGCGTTCGTACTCACAGCAGCGCCGAGAACAGCAGAGCCAACCTTGACCTGCATAGTACCGCTGGAAGCAGAAGCGAAGACAGTAGTTACAACAATGCGACCAGCCACAAGAGCGTACTCTGCGGGGAGGTCATGAATCTGGTAGGTGTCACCAGCCGATCCAGTCAGGTCATCAGCCCAACTAAGACGATACCGAACCCACTCAACCGGCTGCTGAAAAGCATGTCCAATCGGCTTTGAGTTAGTAGTCGTCAAATCAACAGTAGCCATAATTAACTACTCCTTATTATTTATTCGCCCCAGAACAGGACGTTAACCGTTTTGTTTAGATCCGCATCAGTGCCGCCATCGGACTCGCGATATTCAAGTGCAATTGAAGTCACGCCAGCCGTGGCATAGGTGGTTGTTGCATACACAGCCGCAACTGCATTTGTCGTTCCACCCCAGCCACCAGCCGCAAACCCCTTGATTTTGTCAAGGCCAAGGCTAGATGCCGTCACCGTTGCATCGCCACTAGCATCAAAGGCGACCTCAGCAACCACCAAACGCGGATCGGTTGAGGTCTTAACTACCCTTACGAAGTCAGCCATTGATAACCTCCTTAAGACGCTGCGATGATCTGAGCTACACCCAGGTCAACACCGTTGAACGTCACCTTAGTTTTCGCCGCGAATCTCGCTACCTGCGCTGGACAGCTCGCGATCATGGTCAATAAGCTCCTCGCTATAGTCGAGGGTCTTCGCCCATGCACACAGCATAGCGTCAGCACCAACCAGCAGATTGCGGGCGTACTCGTTGCCAGAACCGTCGTTGAACTTAATCACGCGCTCGGAAGGCTTGACGATGACGTTGTTCCACATTCCCAGAGCGCCAGTAGCAATCGGGGACTTATCAAAACCGCGTTCAGCCAGGCTAAAGCAGTGGTTCTGCCAATCAGCGTTGAAGCGCAAGTCACGAGCACACTGCAAACTAACCAGGTTACAGAACACTTCCTCGTTGCTGCTGCCGACACGCAGCGGCTGCATCTTGTAGGTATTCGTGGCGCTGGATGCGCTGTCGTTGCTCGTCGGGTCAGCAGTCCGAACCATAACCGTAGCTTCTTCAATCAGCGTCGGGCTGTACTTGTCAGTGGTAGCCATAGCTGCAACCAGTGCAGTGTTGTCTGAGCCAGCAGCCGTTACGGTTGCGTAGCTATTAGCGCCAGAAGCGCGAATACAACGATTAGCACCGCTAACCAGGTCATCAGTGGCCGTAGAGCTTTCCCAACCGGTCTTGTCATCATCGTTATAGCTGATACCTGACATAACCTTGATAGCCACATCTTCGTTGTATTGAGCGAAGTGGCGAGCGATCTGGTTAGACAGTTCCTTGCGAACGTCAAAGATCGTGCGCTGGTCAGTCATCAAGCCGCGCTTACGAAACGCATAGATGATTTCATCGATTGACACGTCCAGGCTGAACTCTTCAATGCTCGACTCGTTACCAAGAATAGTAACGTCCTGACCGCGAATCGGATCAGTGTGCGCGTGCGGAATGAAGTGATAGCGAACAGTATCGCCTGCCTTACCCTTCAGCGTGGTATCCATGATAATGGACTTACCGCTGCCTTTTTTACCCGCCATACCCTTAAGGCTGAACAGCTTCAAGTGTTCCTTGAAGATATTCCGACTGTGCTCTACAGGGGTAAGGTTGGAACCTGAGCCACGTACAAAACTAGCCATAGGTCTTATTCCTAATATTAACTGCCAAAGACCTCGGCAAGAATATCCTCGCTATTTAGGGACTTTTTTGATCCACCAGGTCGCGCCTTTTGTGAATTTATCCCTTGCAAGGTTTCGCCCACCTGGGGCTTCCCGCCGTTAATCTCTGCCATTAGTTCTTCTTTCAGTTTGTTTCTGAAGGAATCGGGATCACTCAAGTAGTCATCACGCTCCTTCAACGTCTTACCGAGGTTATATGCGGCGGAAGCAGTACCGCCATTGTTTCGCCACTGTTGAGCAAGGGCAGGGTCTTCTTGCATCTTTGGCGCCAGGTACTCAGTCACAATCGCGTCATAGTCTTCGTGCTGATCACGCATTGCGTTCTCTTGCCGAATCAATTCAGCGTTATATGCGTCCTGTTGTGCCTGGGCCAGTTTCTGCTCCAGCTCGCGCCGGGTCAGATCCTGCTGTTCTTTTAGACCTCGCGCCAGCATTGCAATAGCCTCTTGCGGGTCTTCACTGAACATGTCCTGGTACTTGTCTAGCAAGTCTTCCTCGGTAGGCGCCGTTGCTTTCTCAGGCTGATTGGCTTTGGACTCAAGCTCTGCGAGCCGTTGTTCCAGTTCCAATCTCTTTTGGTGTTCAGTGTTGTAGGCAGCTTGCGAATCCTTGCGGCGCTTTTCCTCTGTCGCCAACCTGGTTTCCCAATCTACCTCTGGCTGCTCGTCGTCAGCCTTGCTCGTTTCAGTGTCTTCGCTTGCTTCCTCGTCAGTCACCACTTCATCGTGTGTACCGCCGTCCTCGGCCATAGAGTCTGTTTCTACGGTTTCGATTTCGGGAAGGTCAGCCACGATCTCGTCAATGAAATCAAGGTCATCCTCTTGCACTGCTTCTTCTGCCATAGTTTCAATGCGCCCTGCTTAGGGAAGGCATAAGCCGCCTATTGAGGGGAAGCACCTCCGCTTTGCCCAAGAGCCTGAGCCATCTCGACCTGCGCCTGCTGCTGTTGCATCTGCATTTGCTGTTGCCAGTATTGCTCAATCTCTTGCATGATTTGTTGTTTATTGGGGTAGTCCATTAGTTCCACTGCCATCTTTGAGACAACGGGTGGAGGAATCGCCCCAGCTTTCGCCCCCTCCATGAGTGCTGTAAGAGTGTTTTGCCGAACCGAATTAAAGGCTGGCACCGGACGTAGAACCACGTCATAGCGCAGTACGTCCTCTATCTGATAAAAAATCTCGTTGCCTTGGTCATCCTCATACGGCTCATTAAGCAGATAGTAATTGTAAGCGCCGTTGGGCTGTGTAACCCGAACAGTTCTTTTGTCTGTGTAGTAGATGCCCATGAGCCGCAGGAGGATGTGAGCGATTCGTTTTTTGGTAAACATCAGATTCTCAAGCAGCGAAGTCTGCATCTGGGCGCCTTGCAATAGCCTGCTTGCCTCTTGCTCTGCGCTTCTCGCATTAACCCCGCCCATGCCTAGCAGCGCATCGTTCACACCCGACACGCGCTGGCCCATGCCCACAAGAAACTGCATCATGTTTGACAGGTGCGCAGACTCTTCGATATTCTTGAGAATCTGAAATTTACTTCCCCCGCCCGGCCTTAGCATAATCAGTCCATTGGGCTTGCTGACCTCGGCTCTGACCAGATCGGGATCGTCTACAGCATCTTCTTCCATAACCACCTGGCGGGTGCAGATATTCCACTGCCACTTGCTGTAGACTTTATTGAGTGTGTCCTGTATCGGCTTTACCCATTCCACAATGCCCTGTGGCTCGCCCTTGCGAGTACGGCTGGCAATGAATGGCACGAGCGGGAAAGCATTGAGTCCTTCAAAGGGGTAGGTGTTGTCGCTATCTTCCTCGCTGCCCTTGAGGAAAATATTTGACGTATAAACGCAATGCCGGTAATTGCCCTGTTCGTCGGTGTACCAGACCTCATTAATCGCGACACGCCGGTTGCGATGGTCGTAGTATGCGAACTCACTTGATCCGGTATTGTATTGCGCGTTGTATTCCTGCCCCTCAAAATCTTCCCGATATGCGTCAAAGTAGACATTTAGCTCTGTCCCCTTGTCGGGCCACTTGCGAACAACCTGGTCGCGATCCATCCAAATCTGGCGAATGATATAGCGTGCATCAGACCCGTCTGGCTTGCGAAAGTAGGGATCCCAAAAAATCTCTTCCCACGGCACATGGTCCAGGCGCAACTGGTACTCATCCATCTCGTCTTTCTCGACGCCGATCTGCACCCAGCCCATACCGCCGGTGACGCCAGTACGAAACAGGTTCCCCTCGTAATAGTCATAGTCGTTCTGGTCGTAGACCTGCTTCAGTAACTCAGTCAGGACACCGGCTGTCTCGTCATCAGACATTTCGCGCCCGACAACCTGGTAATCAGCCTTGCGCTGTGAGTACATGGCGCAAACCATGTCGATGGTAGGGCGAATGATATTAAGGACGATCGCCTGCTGACCACGAGCGTTGAGTGTTTCCTTCTCAGAATTGGTCCACTGGTCGCCGTCGTAATAGCTGAAGTTGTCGTTATTTCGCTCGCGCCATGCCTCTTGATAGAGCTGGGCGTCTACGAACATTCGATGGAAGCGATGGTCTGGCGCCTTGATATTTACTGGCATTCAGTAATTCCCGAAATAAAAGTACTTTCAGGAAACTTAACGCTAAACTTGAATTACCGACGTTTTTTTTAGGCTAGGCGCCAAGAGGTGGGGTCGCCGCTGGATCTGCGCTTGAAGTGACGGCGCTTTTTCTTCGCATCCTGCTTGCGCTGAATCCACGCATAGTCAGCGTAAAAAGTCAGATTGAATGCATCGGCAAGGTTCGGGCTAGGGATGCCGCGCTTTCTCATGTCATCTTTGGTTTCGACCTCAACCTTGCCGTTGGTCGGGCTGGTTCTGTACTTGGGGCCAAGCAGTTCTTTGACAAGTTCTTTATGCATGTCGTTCTCTTTCTCAAGCCCTGGGTTGCCGTTTTGAAAGAACAACCTGGATTGCCACCATAGCCAATCCCGAACACGCCGACACTAAGTCCCGCCATCGTCAGGGAGGTGCTCGGCAACC